GAGTAAATAACCTAATGTTATCATAGTTACCAGCTGCCCTCCATTCTGCTAATAACCCCTCCTGTCTTGCTTGTTCGCTTTGTGCTTTCTTTAGTAATTCAAGTAAACAGGTGGCTCTTTGGTGTAGTTTTAATTGTCTGCCTTGATAATCTAGTTTCATAGTTTATAGTTTTTCATAGTATTTTTGAACAATAATTGATACTAATTTACTTGGTGCTAAATACATTTTCTTTGCTTCGGCATCCACTTTCTTTTTGATTGATTCAGGTAGTCTAATGCAGACCACCTCTTTTTTTTCTACTTTCATTGTTGGGGTTTAAATGTTTTGTAAATAAGCACACATAAGGAATGCAAAGATTAAAATAACAATTGCTTGAAATTTGCGGTTTTGTTGTTCGGACATAATTAAAGTTTTACGATTGATAAAATGATTTGATTGTTTGCAAGGTCAATGGTGCGAAATTTCACTAGGAAAAATCGTGTTCCATCAATCTCATAGTCAAGGTAGATGTTGTCGCCACCTTGTGCAATAAACTGCCCATTGTAAGGGTAAAAGTTGTTGTCATAGATTAATACTGGTTTCATAGTTTTTTGGTTTAATGTTTATAATTTGTGCGTTGGTCAGCCGCACCCCTGACTTTAGGGGGTTAGTTATTTATTAGTCAGCGTGTACGTATTCAAGGTCAATTGTTAATTTATCAATTTGTTTTTGCACATTATCATAATTAAATTTACTTAATGGTAATCCCATATATAATTCAATATCATATCCCATATTTACCATTAATTCAAGCATTTTTGCTAATAATTTTTTCTTTTGTATTGATGTTAATTTTTTCATAGCTTTTGGTTTTGTCATACGAAGATATAAAACAATTACAATACTACCAAAAAATTATTTAAATTTCTTTTTATAGGTCATAAATGAGCCGATTATCGCTCAAATACGGCTCAAAGTTGCCTTATTGGGTAACTTTTATGATTGATAAGATACTTTATGCTGGATGTTAGGCACAAAAAGGGGGACAAGTAGAAACAAGTCCCCGAACCATTAGTATAGTCTATGAATAACAAATATACATAAAAAACCCCTAGCTTTTTACACTAGGGGACCAAACTATGAATCACAAACCAAACAACAATACAAAGATAAACCTAATATTTATCTTGCTTATTTAGATTACCTATGTAATTATAAACCCCATATTTTTCAGCTATTTTGCTGGTTGCCCATAGTGGTTGCATATTAGTATAATGAAAGCATTTCTTTTGTTCCTCTTTGCTTGTTAAGTCAAATAGTTTACAAGGTTTTATATGGTCAAAATGCCAACCAAATTTTCCATAGTTTTCTAATGTCATTCCTTTAGTAAACTTTGAACTTATATAATTAATAAAATAATTCATATCACATCCTAATATGTTTTCCGTTACTTCATCTTTTCTTTTACCTATATGTACAAATGCTTGCCATATTCTTTTAGATATTCTATATTTAATTATTCTTTTTTTATATGAATCATTATGTATTGTAGTTATATAATTAGATTCATTTTTCATTTTTATAACTCTATTTGCATTGCTTCCCTTTAGCTTTAACACTTTGCCACAAATAGATGCGTGTATTTGTCTGCCTGATTTTAATTCATATACATACTTGCCCTCATTATCGGAATATGGATAATCTAAATGTATAAATATTCCATAATTGTCAATACAGTTATATTCAATTTTAGTATCAACATCAATTAATGTAAATACTTTATCTAAATTATTAAGTGTTGTAAATCTTGATTTTACTGCTTTAATTATACCTTTTTCTAACTTTGTAACATTTGTATAATGAATACCAATTTCATTGCATTTTAACTTTAATTTGGAAGATATATCGTGAACTTCCATTGTAAAAATGTCTATTATTTTTCTATTTTTCGGAATTGTTGTTGCCATAATAAAGTTGCCATTTTTGATGATTCTTTACGCACCATAGTTTCACTCCACATTGGATGTCTAATATGCATAAACTCGTGTAACAAATATAGCAAAAATCTATAACCTTTCAATCTTTCATCCAATTCTATTTCATTACTTCCAAGATGTGCCAATCCCCAAGATTTCTCTTTTCCCAATTTTCGTATTGTTACTTTGAGATTCTTTTTCATTACGATTTAAGTATTGCTTCATCAGGTCTATCAACTTCGGTTACTTTAATCCTTTGCCCACCTCGTATTTTAGCCAACATCTTTGTAACAGAATCAACTTCGGTTAACATTTCCTGATACTTTTTTACTAACCAGCTTTCTTGCTCGTTTAATGATAGTTTATTCCAATTTTTAGGCATACGCATTTTAAAATACTTTATTATTAATAATTCTTTTATTGTGAACTCTGTATTCTCCACTTGTATCTTTCTCTAATACGGCAAAGCCTTGATTGTATTGGTCAACGTGCTTACAATATTCTACGTTAGGGTGCATTAAATGACCAGTTGTCCAAGTAGTGAAGATTTCGTTGTTAAACTGATTCTTGGTCGTAAATTCACTTGTACGATGGCAATGCGATGCGATAGCAGATTGTTTAACCCTATCAAATAAAGTTTTAGCTGGACTTACACCTGAACCCCTTTTGAATGTTGTGTCTCCGTGTATTATTGGTAAATGACCAAACTTAATATGGTCTATGTATTTAATTGCTTTTATTCCGAACGCATTAAGCCTAAAAATATCCTCAATCTCAAATAAATCTATTCCTAACAATTCAGGTGCTTTTGTCCTCATATACCTTTGGTATCTTGCTTCGTGGTTTGCATCAAGGTTGTAGTAAATAACTATATCAGGAAATACTTTTCTAATGTAACCCAGCATCTCAAGAATAGACTCGTATTCCTCATCAAACTTTCTTACTCGTGGGTCTTTCTGGAAGTCGCTTAATTGATAAAAGTCAACAAAGTCTCCATTAATAAATAAAGTATCAATCCCCTCTTTTGTTAGGTATTCAAAACAAATATCTATTGCTTTTGGGTCGTGGAATGGCACTTGTAAATCACTAATAAATCCCATTTTCTTAATTCCTGTTGGTAGTGTAAATACTACCTTTTCCTCTACCCAAGATGGCGGTTGCACAAAGTTTACACTCGTTCTTTTGTATTCATCGTGAAAGTCTTTATTGCTAGATTTTGCATTTCCTAGCTTACCCCTGTAATATCTTATTAGGGTTCGGATTTGTTCCTTATCGTCAAAGTGATTTGAGTTCTCTTTAAAGATTAAACTTGCAAGGGTATGCGATGGCATCCACGACGGATACTTCCCCAAGTAGTCATTTATAATTTGACCACTCATTGTTCGGTTTTTTCCAGCCATATTGTTTGTGTTTGTTTATTGATTTTTATTTGCCCAATATATCTTTAACGCTTCACTTAACTTTTTTTTAGTTTCATCACTTAATGGATAATGCTTTTTTAATTTATTCGCATTACCTATTTTTATTTTTGTTTCTTCGGATAATGGCTTTCTTTTTTTACCCTTATTGGCTAAAGATAATTTTCTTCTTGTTTCATCGCTTTTAATTATTCCAAATGTTTTTATTCCTTTGTGTGAATTACTTAATTTTAATTTAATTTCTTCACTTCTTTTTTTGCCAATATTTTTTAACCTTATTTTTTCTATTATTTCTTTTGGTCTTTTTTTACCTTTTAATGCAATGCTTAATTTTTCACGGGTTTCGTTACTAACTATATTACCAACTTTACCATCTCCACCTGATGTTAAATTAACTAAAATGCCTGTTTTTAAATCTTTTCTACCATACAATAAAATAAATTCTTTTTCTTTTTCACAAGCATCATTCCAAGTTAAATTATCAATCATAATTTCAACTTCATAATTTGTTTTATTTATAACTGAATTCCATAATTTATTATTTCTAAATTTCCAATTTGCTCTTTTGTAAGTTGCATCACTCCCAATACCAATATAAAATGGTTCGTTTTTGTCAAGCCTAATATGTCTATATAAATATGCCATTAACAAATAGATTCTCTTATTAAGTCTGCTTCGGATTCCCTTCTAACAACCAACCCGTCAAGTCCACGATTTTCCCAAAGTCGCTTACTCTTTTCAATCTGCTCTGCAATACCTTCATAATCTTGTTTAGCAATCAAATCAACTATTGCCCTCATTTCTGCCCTTGAATCTCCTTCTAGTTTATTACCCCTATTATAAACTACTGAAACCAATGCACCTTTAGTGTCATCGTTCAATAAATCCATATTAGGATAAATCTTCTTTGTCATTGCGTAATATCTAGGTAATGAACTCTTAACGAAAACTTCGTATGCCGTATTGTATGGAATCCTAACATTTAATATTTCTCCTTTAAGCATTGCCTTTGCTTGTGGTCCTTTTATGCCTATTGTTGGTCGTAATGCGTTTATATAATTCAAATTAATTGCACCTGACCAATCAAGCATAAATTGTTTTTCGCTAGTGTATCCCATATCAAATCCAAATCCTATCGTAACCCCGCTTTCGCCACCTGCCCATATTGGACCTTGTAGCTTTTTATCATAATACGCTCTGCCTCCAATCTCGTGATGGATAATCATTTCTAGGCTTTTTTTACTAATCATTATCTTTCTTTTTAAATATTTTCTCTGCTGTTGTTAATCCTAAACATCCAAAAGCTAAACTTGCAACCGCATATACCAATGCCTCGCTAGGTGCTTTACTTAACTCACTAAAACTATTATGATACATTGTAACGCATAACGCTACAACACACATTAAGCCACATAAACGCTTCATAGAAAACCTCCCATTATCTTCGGTAAAAAACTGCTTCATCGTAAACTATTGAATTGTATTAAAATTATTGCTATAAGGATGATTTTTTGCGCGAACTCGTACTTTTCTTCCGAGTCGTAGGTTCTGGCTTTTGGTCGGAGTTTAAAAAGTTCAACACTTGTTTTATATTTTCCTTGCCAAATATTGATTGAATCTTGTTTAAGATGTAATGTTTTATAAACGCTATCATATTTTTCCTTTTTAATTGTTAAAGTGTTATTTAATAATTCAATTGAATCATTATAAGTCTTATACAATTTATTAATAGTGTCTGCTTGTGTAATGGATAGTATTACTACCGAATCCCCCCTAAAAACCCTTTTTTGGGGATATTGGCAGTAACTTGATTGAGATACCCATATCAGTACTAACACTATCAAGCTGACCTTTAACTTCATTTAATTGTATTTTTAATTCTTTATTTTCCTCTTTTAATGTTACTATTTTATTTATTGTCTCCTTTACTATTTTGGTTTGGCTTTCACTTGCTTTCTTCTGAATCTCACCGCTAACTTGCGTATTAGCTTCCACCTTATTTAATAAATCCCTAAACTCCGCATCCTCTTTAATATTATTATTCTCTTGTTGTCCTATTGCTTGGCAACCAAATAAGAATATTAATAAAATAAACCTCATCTTGTTTTTTGTTTTATCGCATCATAAATATAAACACCCATATAAATCCATAATATTACAACCAGCATCAATTGAAAATCAAACAAATATTGCTCTAAAAATTGCTTCATTATTTGATATATTTGATTGCACCTAGTTCTTGTAATGTCTTAAGCTGTGTTGTTGAAACTGCTTTAGCTGAATCACTCCTTCTTAATGCCTCCTGTACTAAATCCAACCTATTCTCAATCTTTTCAATTCTTACATCTTGTGATTTAGCCTGACCTTGAAAGGTAGAACGCACATCTACATACAAATAGCCAATTGCCACTAAAACAACAAACAAAGTTCCAACAACAGGATTTTTAGCAAACTCCTTATATTTAATCGGCATCATATTAAAACTTTTTATAAATTCCTATTGAATATTGATTAGTTGTTGCACCTAATGTAAATAAGCCGTTTTTAGGCATCTTAAACGCTAAACCAAACCCAAACCCCACTTTCTTGTCAATTGGTCTTAAATCGCCTAAAACACCCCAATAAACCGCAAATTTAGGTGGTAGTATCTTTGTCGTTTCTATTCTTATGGTTTTCTCTACGAAATGACCGCCATAACCCCTTCCTAATATCTTGTTTTGGCTAATGGTATCGCTTACATAAACATATTGAGCTGAATCCAGCTTTAAAGTGTCATAATACGCATATACCTTGTGGTAATCGTTTATTATGCGTATAGTATCGTGAACCTCATCTATTTTTACAATTGTATCTAAAACGACAAAAGGGATGTCATCCCCTTTACGATATTTCGTTATTTTTTCAACTTTAACAATAGTATCGTGCTTCGTTACTATTTGAGGTTTTACATCTTTCTTTGGCTCAAGAACCAACACTAAAACCGCAATTATTAATATGGCAGTTATTATGTCCCTCATCGGTCTTGTTTATTTTGTAGAGCAATTGCTAACTTATTTATTTGGTCAAGGATATTATCTAGTTTTTTGCTTAAGTTGTCATCTTGTTTTTCCACCATACTAACACGAATTTCTAATTCTTTTAGCTTAAGTGAAATCTTAACATAGATTCCGATTAATCCAACAATGATAACTATCGCCTGACCAATTATAAATAAAGTTGTGTTCATTACAATTCTTCTTCTATTTCTTTAATAAATTCAATACCTTTTGTCCAGTTCTCAAGGAAAGTAAAGTGCTCTAATCCTGCTGGGTTTAAAACCTCAATAGGAGTAAAGTCAAATTCCTTGTTGCTTAATTCCTTAACTTGTTCAGTTAGTTTCTTAATAGCTTCTTTAGTAAAACTATATTCCCCTTTCTCGTTTAAGATAAGGATATCGTTCTCTTTTGTAGAAGCGTTATCAAGTCTTAATTCTTCTACTTTAGCTTGATAATCTTCGTGATGGGTTTTAACCTTCTCGTAAATTTTAAATAGCTTCTTTTGAGTCTTTGTTTCTTGTGAACCAATAACCGCATTAATTGATGCGACTAGCGTGTTGAGTTGTTGATATTTCATTTGATTGATTTTTTACAAATATATGATTAAATACTATTTGTTGGTGCTATTTCAGGCACAGGCGGAACATAATCCCCTGTAATTGTAAGATTAAGTTGTTCAGCAATCCAATCCCACGCATAAGAATCCACAGTCCATTGAGTGTACGCTTCGCCTGTCATTGTTAAATTACCTTGTGCAACTGCTGCTTGATTATCATCTATTAAAACATAGTAGAAACTAGCTGATACACCTAATGATACATTACTAGCATATGCGTTAAGAATTGTTGCCGTTACTGATTTTCCGTTTACCCAACTTTGGATAGGAGATATTGTTTTCATTTTTTATTGTTTTTATTTTAATTTATACAACCCAAGGTAAAGGCAATACTATAATTGGTGGGTTTATAATGTTCTCTATTTGAGAATCTAATCCCAAATCAATAGCAGCTACATCTAATCCTGAATCTAACCAGCTGCAAACTTGCTCGTAAGTTAAATCGGGGTAAGCGGTAAAGTCTGTTGAACTTGGAGTTGTGCAACCCATTGTTCCGTAACTTGAAACATTAATAGGTTCAGCACCTACATATTGCTCTGCGGTTCTTACCCAATGTACTACGGACACAACGTCAAGTAATTCTTCTTCCTTAGGAATCGTATCAAGTTGTATGATTTGCCATTGATAATTTGTACTCATATTATTTATTTTCTATTGTTTTTAATCTTGCTTCTAATTCTTGTATGCTTTTTACTAAGATTGGAACTATTTTAGAATAGTCAACTCCTTGTGGTATTAAATTATCATTTTCATCTATTTCATCTTTTTCACCAATAACCGCATAAGGTATTACTTGTTGTAATTCATGAGCAAGTACACCATACATTCTTGATTTATTTGATTTCCATTCGTAATCATAAGTCTTAATAGTAGATATTAACTCTAATCCATTATAGTCTTTTAAATCTTGCTTTAATCTATAGTCTGAAGATGTATTATAAGCTGTTACACTACCATTATGAGTAATTGAACCAAGAACACCAGAGCCATTACCAGAAAATCTTATTAATGTTCCAGATACAGCTTCATTTGAAACACTTATTGGAATACCAGCATCTTTTCTAACTGTTAATACACCTTGTCCTCCAGAACCTTCTCCATTTATAATAACATTACCAGTTGGAAGAACAATTAATCTTTTTGAAACATTATAATTAGTATTAGCAGTTAATCCAGAATTAGTATTAATAGCAAATTCTCCATCACTACCGAATGTTAAAACAGCAGATGCAGTACCTTCTGTTTGCCAAAATCCTCCATTATTATATTGACTCATTCCTACCCAAGCACCATTACCTGCAGTTACTTGACCCATGCTTAAACTCTGCGTACTTGATGTACCATATTTTAACCTAAACCCAGTATATCCTCCTACGCCACCATTAGCGTTTATATCTAATGTTGTTCCTGGAGATGTTATTCCACCAAAACCAGAATATCCAGCATTTGAAATAAGCATTCTAATTGAACCTCCACTTGATACTTGAAAAGGAACACCAGAGCCATCTTGTTGAACTACTAATGCAAAATCAGCAGCATTTCTATATACAAATGCACCAATATTTGATTGAGGAGCAAAACCTATACCAATATTTGTAGCTTGAACACTTGAACTAAATGTAGCAGCACCCGATGTAGCTATTTTTAATTTTAAACTATTGCTAATAC